TAGCCCGATCATATACACTCACAAAAACTTTGGCGCAATCTTCCACTTCAAGAGTCAATTCACTATCATGGCGCAAATGGAGAGTAGCGGCTGTAAATTTACCGAAAGAAAGTTTGCCTGAACATTTACCGTTCAGTACATATACACCATTGTTGCCTCCGGTCACTGGTTCATCAACAAAAATAAGGTTTTGATGAAGCAGACTCCGGTCAAAATTACCTTTTATATATTCCACTGTCGGATAATCGTGTTCAATACAAAAATCAATACCCCGTATATACATTCCGATCAATTCTTGCTGGCTTTTATTATTTTGCCAGTCACCTTGCCATTGTGTGCAGAGGCCATACGATACGGCATGGCCTCTCAATTCACTATTTAATCTGTTCATAATCATACATTAAATTTGTTTACACCGTTTATATTCCTATGCAGTATATCTCTGATTTCTTCCACAAATTCCACATTCTTTGCTGTATTTATCTGTATCATTGTCAGTTGTTGTAATTGCGCTTGTGCTATTACATTATAGGCCGGGAACAATTCTTCAACCAATCTGCGCACATACTCCCGTTTGACACTCACGTCAGCCCGGATTGCATTTATATAAGAAGCCAAAAGGTTAGCGGTATTTTCAGTAACATTCTGTATGCCTTTAGATAAACCACTTCCACTGTCTTCTTCCTCTTCCTTCATGCTGATACCATATTTCTTTTCCATATAGTTATTCAGTTTGTCAAGCATGGAATAGTAATCATCGGTTTTCTCACTGACCCCCATTAGATAGTCCGCAATACTTTCTAACTCCCTTTCGTCAAGAGAGAAATCCTTGCCGAAATAACCACTCATTCCATCCTCACCAAAAAGCATCTTTTGAAGCTGTTGCATGGCCGGTTCCAAAATACTTATTTTGAGAATGGAGTTCATAACATCACCCATAATATCGGCAACCTTATTTTTGAAAGCTTCAGCACCATCTTCGCCTTTCTGCCATGCCTCATACAAGGCATCTCCCAACTGCGAAGCCCAGTCTTTCAAATTAATGCCATAAAGAGATTCAGCCGTTTCTTCGGCAAAATCCTTTATTTGCTGTTTCATCTCCGCAATCTGATTCTCATAATCAGCCACTTTGCTATCATCCGTCTTCTTCTTGTCAATTTCGGCTTGCCGCTGTTTCTCCAACTCTGAAAGTTGTTCTTGCATCAAGGCACGTTGATACCCGTATGCACCGCCTTCATCGTATGCCGAAACACGTTTTTGAAGTTTTTCCGCTTCCTGCTTATATTTCTGCAAAGACATCAAATCGAAGATGTTGATCTTCCCCTTATTGCGTATTGCCTCAATCTGATTATTTAATTGATTCAACCGGGTACGGTCATTTTCTGCATCTACAAGTTTTAGTTCCGTGCCACTGCCCAAGAAACGTTCAAGAATACCGTCAATCTGTTCGTATATATACTGCAACTGTTGAGCACGAAGTTTACTTTTTTCAATAGCCTTATCAAGCTTTTTGTCATGTGCTTGTGCTATCTTCCCAATCCAGTTTACAGCTTCACCGGCAGCGGCAGCAATACCACCAACTATTCCACCTTTGGCGAATCCCTGCCCGATATTGCTTATAGAAGACATGGCATCCTGCACATTACCCATTGTATCGGCCATACCCTCATTGCCCAAAGCATCGAACATGGAAGACATCTGTCCTGCAAAATTGCCGACAAGATCAGCACTTTCAGCGGCACTTTCTCCCAACCGTCCGATTTTCTTTTCCAGTTTGTCGCTGTCTTTTTCAGAAGTAAAAAGTTCTTTTACATTCTTCGCTAAGGTTTTGAATGGATTTACAGCCAACTGTGCATCTTGCAACTGGGGGATGGCTTTTATCAATTTATCCAACAAAGAATAAGCACCCTTAACATTTTCAATACTACCATCATCTTTCGTAAAAAAAGAAGTAAATCCATTGGGCTTTCCATCGCTATCATAGGAAACCTTTGCATTATTCTTGATTTCCCTTGCGATACGTTCAGCCTCTTTCAAATCAGAGAATGAACGTTGCTCTTTATCTCCAAATATTTTCTCCCATTCAGGTAACAATTGTAATAAGGTCGATTTTAATTCAATCAGCTTCTTATTATATTCATCAAGATAAGCCTTCTGAACATTGTTTAGACCTGACGTATCACCAACCAACTCCCCATTTTTTCCGACACTTAATCCAGTCTTTGATGCGTACTGTTCACTTAATATTCGTATCTTTTCTATCGTTGATCTTGCATTGGCAATAACCTTTGTATCATCAAGTGCAATACTTACCTTATCTTTCTCAAATGCCTCTTTAGCATCCTTCCACACCTTAAAAAATTGCTTATATAATGGGCTGTCTTTACCTCCTAATATACTTTCTGCTTCATCGTCACTCAAAGTGAATGGAAGATCAACAGCCTTTTCTTTGAGTTTCTTTTGTACTGTATCTATTAAATATTGCGCTTCATTCTCATAATCAGTCAAAAAACCAAAAGCATAAGTTGAAGCATCCTTCTTACTTGCACCGGCATTGATAAGCTGCTTGTATATATCCCATTTCTTTGAAACATCAGACACGTACCTTTCAAGTTCCTTTGTGGCCTTATCCGAAGCTTCTTTCATAGCGTTGGCATCAATATCCAAAAGCACTTTCCGTATAGAGACTTTCAATTCCCTACGCTCTTTGGTCTTATCGTCAAGCTGGTTAAGGATCTTATTCAATTCATCCCGATAATTTACAATATTCACCGGTTCTTTACCTTTAAATAAGGAATCAAAAATACCCGATTCTTTAACCTTGCTGGCAGCTTCTCCCTTTCCAACAATGTCAGTCCACTTCTTATATTCAGAATATGCCTCCTTTAGTAAGTTTACCCGTTCTTTCAATCTTTCGGCAAAGGCATCCTTTTTGCTCTTATCCTTATTTGGATCAGTGAGAGAAAACCCGATTTCTTTAGCTCCTTTCTCACCGGCTTGCATTGTGTCGAAAGCCTTTTTATAATCTGATACAATTTGCTTCTGCCAGTCGGGAAGTTTTGACAAGTCAATAGCTCCAATACCTGACAAATCTATTCCGGCTTTAATCAATACCGGCTTCAATTGATTTGTTGTCTCTTTAGCTTCCTTGTATCCTTTTTGTATTCCTTCAATGATTTTCTCTGAATCTGTGGAAACCTTTATTTGGGCTTCAAATTGCCCATCTGTGGCTTCATTGAACTTTTTCTGCAAATCTGACAAGCTCTGAATAGTTTCCGTATATTCAGCATTAGTCTTAATATTGAATTGTTTTTCAAGAATCTCACCATTAAGAAAATTCCGTATATCTACCGGCATCTCTTTAAATTGATCCAAGAAAGAACTTATATCCAAACCGATAGCTATTTTTTGAGCGTCACTCAAATTGTCTAAATTCCATCCGGCAGCTTGTAATCGTGACTTATATTCAGATATGAAACTCTGCATATCCGGTGATACTTCTTCCTCAAAAACACGTTTAGAGTTTTTCCATGCCTTCCGCAGCTGAAAAATATCATCCCTATATCCTCCCGTGAAAGGTAACTCATTATTCAAACTGGCTAATGCCTTGGGATATTCTTTGATTATATCCAACTGCTCTTTCAATGATTTGCCCGAAGCGACTTTAGCAAAATCATCATACTTGGCTATAACTTTCTGCATGGCAGTATAATACTCTATATAGCTACCAGCCATACGGTCTATAATCTTGTCTATCTGCTTCTCTGTCTTGATGTAGTCTTCAATATTTTCACTAAAGCTTTCGTCAAAATAACCATCAGTAGCATCATTCGCATATTCAGATGTACCTCTTATGGCATTCAACAATCTATAAGCCTCTTTTGTATCATCCAAAGCATTCCGAAGCAATATATATTGTTCCGCAAGGCTTTTAACTGTATTTCCTTCATCATCAGTCTTAAACGTTTCATTAAAAGTATCTGCCCAAACCGGGGAATAATCCTTTAATGCTGTTTTCATTTCTTCAATGGAAGCAATCAGTGAGGCATCATTCGCCTTAAAAGGATCAACATCAGCAAATTTTTGAGCTTCTTTCGTTAGGTTCTTGAAACCGTCTTGTGCTCTTGTTGTCAACTCGGAAATACGCTCGTTCATTTCGTCAGCCTTTTGCCCGGACTTATACCATAATTCAGCAATGGCAGTAAGCCCAGTAAACAAAAGCATGTATGGATTAAAAAGCAAACCTTTTAATGCAACTCCTACTTGTTTTATACCATAACCCAATGAGATCATGGCTACACGCCATTTACTTGTTGAAAGTGCAGCCGACATTTCAGCACGAGATATACCAAGTACCTGCACAATATGACCGGCTTGTCCTGATTTCAATTTTCCAAGTGCCATTAACCGCAAGGCATACTCCTTAGTTAAAGCTCCACTACTTGCCAACGCTTTCCAATCTGCGGTTGTCATAGTATTACTTGAAGCTATAAGTCCTTTTTCCGCATTAGTAAGTGTACGATAACTGGATGCGACAACAAGATTGGCTGCTGCCTTTTGCTTGGCAGCAAGCGTACTTTTTATAAGAGCCGCACTTTCATTCCCAATCAAGCGGTTTGCGCCAAATGTAGCTACCTTATATACTCCAAAGGCTCCAACGGCAGCTTCGATAGCCGGTACAACTTCTTTCCAATTTTGTGCAAGGGTGGTAAGGCTTTCGGCAGTCCATTTCAATGTACTACCCGTTGACTCCGCAATATCACCAAGCATAATGTCAATCGCATCAGCCAAGTTCTTCCATTTGGACTTAACTGATTCTGAAAGAACTTCCTGCATATTATTAAACATGCCACCATCATCCGTAAGTTCCCAAAGAACATCTTTTACATCCTCAAACGTAACCTTCTTTTTCGAGATCATATCAAGCACTTCACCGGCACTGACAATGCGGCCTTCCAACTTGCTGAATCGCTCGGCCAGTTTATCCACCATAGGAATGTTCGCTTCCGTTAATTGTCGTAATTCCGTTCCTTTCAAGAATTTAGCAGCCTTTATCTGACCGTAGGCCAATATGATACGTCCCATATCAACACCTACACCAGCTGATATATCAGCCAGCCTTTTCATGGTATCATACAATTCATTGTATGGTATAGAATACGCGGAAAGTTGTTTGGCATACTGATTCAAGTCCATAACCCCGAACGGAGAAGCAACAGCCAGTTTCTTAATCTGATTGAATATGGTCGTAGCTTTGCCTTCATCTTGCAGGATAGAGGCCATTGCAATTTTCTGATTCTCCAATTCACCACCAATATCAACCACCGCACGTAAAAAATTTTGTGCCGCATAAATGGAGTATAATCCTAAAAATTCATTTCTTAGTTGTCCGACAATACTCAACTGACTGTTCATTGCTCCATTCATATTGAGAGTAGCTGTCATGTGCCGTCTTGCTGCATTGGCTGATCTCTCACGGGCATTAGCCAAATCCAGTTCCGCTTTGGCGGCACGTGCGGCTCTTTGTCGCGCAAGCTCACGTGCGGCTGCGGCAGAAGCCTCCGCTTTGGTTTGAATGGCTGCGGCTTTGGCGGCGCGTAAATCACTTGCTGTAAAGTTTGTATTCAAACCGGCGGCTTGCAAGGCGGCACGAACAGCTTGTGTGGTAC